TCTATATTTGGGATAGGGAATATTCTTAATTGATTATTTATAATATCAAATGAAAAATCCGCTCTTCTAATTTCATCATTTAATTCAATTGCTTGGATTCTTTGTACGTCAAAGTTAATTGGCATTAATAAGAAGTTAATACCAGGAGAGAACTGACCAAATCCAAATGATTCAAGTAATGATTGAATACCAGTACCTGTACCAGCATATGGATCAAAATAACGAGCAATAGCTGGAGGTTGTTGATAGAATATTCTTTTAATTTCTATACTATCACCTGGGGTTAGTGATGCAGAAGCAGCAGCCCAAGCATTTAAATCATAATCTTGAACTCCTGCCGTCATATCAAGAGCACCAGTATACCAAGTAACATAACCACCTACTCCAGCCTCAGCACCATAGTTTTGGGCAATAGTAGTAGTAATAGTAGTTAAATTACCATTAATTAACTTGTTATTTAAAGCAGGATTAATATTAGATTGTATATATACTGTTGGTATAGGTTGTTGTACTGATGCTGAAAGGAAAAATTGAGATCCACCTGCAATTGTAGGTGTTGTAGTATAGAAATATATATGTGAATTTCCCTCTGGTACAATAGGAACACTAGCTGAGGATGTAGTAGCGGATGCTATTTTATTAAATTGGTTATATACAAATGTACTTAAATTATAAAGAGTACCTGTTGATCCACCATTGTAACTAGTATAGTTATCAGCTAAGTTAAATGATTTAATTAAATCAGTATTAGGAGCAATATAATTTGATATTGATGAAGATATAGCCCAAATTTCACCATCTACTACAGATTGTGAATAAGCAGGATCATAATCTAATTCAGCCCATGTTGCTAAACGAGCAGCAGACCAAGTTACAGGTGATTGAACATCATTACTGTTAACATATGAAATTAAATTATGAAAGAATGGTAAAGTATCTGATCATTCTAAATTGATGTAATTATCTCTAACTTTAAATTGGTAAACCATGTTACCATAAGTGGTAACGGCTTCTTCAAATGCAGCGTATACAGTTAAGTCAGTAATGTTTAATGTAGCGGCGCTAGCATTAAATCTTCTAGTAGAGAAATTATATTGAGGACCAGTAACACCTAAACGCTGTGCAACGAAACGAGCAACACTTAACGCATCAGTGGTAAATTCTGGGTCATTTGTATAATACTCAAATGGAGTATTACCTTTTACAGGTGATAATTTATTTGGATTACCATTATACTGATCGTATAAATCTCTTAGATTAATTGCCATTACTAACTAGTATTTAACACGTATAAATATTGCTATTTTCCGTATTCGTACTCAAGTATTTTACCTACTAGATCAGAGCGATGGTTTTCTTTTAATTTAATCCACTTGATTTCTTCGATTTTTTTAGATAATTCGATTGCGTAAGAGAGCCCGTTTATTTCGCCTGTTTTGGAGTTGATATCGGTTTGTTCGTTGTCACCGTTAATAACAATCTTACCCGTTTTGCCCAATCGTGTTAATATGGCTAACATTTCACCTTTGGTTAGGTTTTGTGCTTCCTCAACGATTAATATATCATCGATAGTTTTACCTCTGATGAATTGAACTGGTAGTGCTTTAACCTTACCATCCTCAATTAATCCAGGCACTTCATTTTTATTAGTACAGCATTTATTAAGATTTTCAATAAGTGCCTCCATATATGGATCGAACTTATCATTTAATGCTCCTGGTAAGAATCCTAATGATTTGCCTACTTCCACAGCGGCGCGTGTATTGTAAATACAACTGATTTGTTTTTTCTTAAGAAAATCTAAGGCTGCTTGAGCACATACTAAACTTTTACCACTACCTGCTCTACCTGTTATAATTACTACTTGGTTTTCTACTATTAATCTTTTTGCTTCTTTTTGCTCGTCGTTTAACTGAATAGCATTAATAAGTTTAATGTCATTCTTTCTCTCACGATTTGGTTCCTTCATGCATTAACTATTTGTTATAAATATAAATAAAAAACCCGAACTTGCGTTCGGGTCTTTCAGTTTATTTCTTAATAAACTTAGAAACTAAATTTTTGATGTATGGTCCTACCACTACACCAACTACTACTCCTACCCAAAAAGGTACTTGTAGTAAAATTCCAAGAATTTCCATGTTTCAAAATGGGTTTTGGTTAAAAAATACAACAACCCGCGCTTTTGACAACTATTGGTACCGTCGTATAAATATAACAAAAGAACCCGAGCTTACGGGCTCGGGTTCTAATTATTAATAGCCTTACGGGGCTATATTATGTTTGGATTAAAGAGTATTTAAACCAGAAACATATACTTTACCGTAGTAGTCAGGACGGATCATCTTCTTAGCGTAACGAGTCATCAATCCTTTACGTGGAGTGAAGGTTGATGGATCGTAAAGAAGTGGAGTCATGATTAACGGAACATATGGAGCAAATACAGCACCACACTCAAGGAATTGAGCACCTTTGTAACCCATTAAGATTACGTTCTCAGTCATATAAGGGTTTTTGTAAACCTTATAACGGCTGTTTAATGAACCAACCTTCTGGATACCGAAGTTGAATTCCATTTTCTCACCGTCACCATCAGAAGCAAATCCTGGGATTGATTCTAAGATAGTAGCAACAGTTGGAGAAGTTACGAGGAAGTTAGCACCACCACGTAAAGTCAACTGATGGATCTTGTTAGAAACTTTCTGTAATTTAGTACCTAAAGTTTGGAACCATCCACCTTGTGTGTTGTAGTAACCACTAGCTAAAGCTTCGAAAGCAGTAGCTGCAGAGTTAATAGCTGTGTTGTTAATAGCAGACCAGTAATCAACTGTGAAAGCATTCTCGATCAACATATCTAAGATTTCGAGGTCGATTTCCATAGAGATGTACTGAGATAAGATACCAGTTAATTCAGCTTCAGCATCTACGCTATGGTAAGCGTTTAAGTCCTGAGCGAATTCTGGAGTCCATTGTGCTTTTAACTTACGAGTTTTAGCAACAATTGGTTCAGATTTCAACTGTACGTTGATTTCTGGGATAGCGATAGCAGTTGTTGGAGTACCATTAGCTGTAGAGTTAGCACTTGGGAAACCACCACCAGAAGCATCTTCAAAATCACCACGATCAGTAGAAGTTGGTTGTTCGTTGTAGAACAAGCGTACAGTAGCAGCAGCTGGACTCATGTCAGCAGCAACTGAAGAACCAGTAACAACGAAAGAAGCAGTGTTATTAGTTACAGTAGTGAAAGCTTGTAATGGAGTGTCTACAGTGATAGTAGAACCAGAAGAGATTGTGAAAGCACGAACACCATTCTGATCAGCATTCAAAGTAGAAGCTAATGGAACTAATACTTTCTTCCAAGAACCAGCAGCAGCAGAAGCTGAATAAGCTGAATCGAAGTTGAAATCAGCCCAAGTAGCAGAAGCTGTACCAGCGTTAGTTACAGAAGCTGAAAATTGGTTGATAGAGTAACCAAAACGACCAGCACCATAAAGGGACTGAGAAGTAATATCAGTTACGTTAGTAGTTTGGTTAGCACCATATAAAGAACCATTTTGAGTAAATGGATCAGGGAAATTGCTACCATATTTGAAATCTAGATAGAATACAAGACCAGAAGGTAAGTTCATTGGTTGTACGCTAACGAATTCTTTAGCAGCGATTTCACCGAATACACGGCGAACTAATGGTAAAGCAACACCGTTCCAAGCTTCCTGTGCGTAAGCACCACCACCGATGGTAGCAGTACCAGTAGAAGAAGCTTCAGTTACTAATTGCTTAGCTTGGTTTTCAAGGAGAACAGCCATTGTGTTTTTATCTGTCTCACCCTTCAAACCTTCTAAGAGACCAGATTTGGCCCACTTAGAGTTGAGTTTTTTGGCGTCATCAGCAACAACTTTGTATTGGTTAGATGACTCTAATAATGATTGAATGTTCATTTTCGTTTAAAATTTAATTTGTTTTGTTATTTGATATTTGCGAGTTTTTGCATACGAGAAATTACATCGTTAGACTCAACAATTGACTTATTTGGAGCTACACCTACAGCTTTAGAAGCAAATCCTAAGGATTCTTTAATAGCTTTTTTAGCTGGGGCGTTAATAGCAGACTCGAGTGATTCGAATACTACTTTAGCTTCTTTAACGTTAGTTGCTTTGTCGAATGAAGCAATTACTTTTAGCTTTTGTGATTCAGTTAAATTCTTAGCTTTGAAGAGCTTGTTAACATAAAGTAACTTAGCGTTTAATAAGTTAACTTCGTTTAACTCAGAGCGAAGAGTGTTGATGGTTTCGATAGCTTCAGCAAGTTCTTCGTTTTCGTATACGTCAGCAGCTGATTTACCACTCTGACCGAATCCACCTACTACTGAACCAGTTCCTGATATGTCAATACCACCAGCTTTTTCTTTCATACATTTTCTAAATTCAGTCATAGCAACCTTTTCAGCTTGTTTGTCACCACCAGCAGCTTTAATAGCAGCATTGTATGTGTTAACACAGCTAAGGCCAAGACCAAATACTTTGTCTAAGAAATCGCTAACTTTACCTTCTTCCATTTTCTCTTTTTTGTCTTCTTTGTCTTCGTCTTCTTTAGTTTTTTTCTTCTTAGCTTCTTCAAGCTCATCTGATTCATCTAAAGAATCTAATTCAGCTAATAATTCTTCTAAATCGATCTCATCTTCTTCAACTTCAGCACCCATATCTGGACCCATTTCACCTGACATAGCGTCAACTGGAACGATTTCTTCTTCGTCAGCTGGGGCTTCAGTGTCCATTTCTTGGGAGATGATGTCTTTGATAAGATCTTTGAGGTCTTCGATAGTCATATCTTTTACCTCTACTTCTTCTTCACCACCTTCTTCTTCCTCTTCTTCTTCTTCCTCTTCTTCTTCGGATTTAGCTTCTTCCATTTCTTCTTTGTCATAAGCTTCATCCATTTCTTTTTTATCTTCTTTCTTAGCTTCATCTAACTCTTCTTCTTCGTTAAGTTCAGCTAAAATTTCAGATAAATCGAAGTCTTCTTCAAGATCTTCTTCAGCTTCTTCAAGAGCAGCACCGGTTGCACGGTATTTGTCTTGAATGGTGTCTCCTGTTACATCAGGATACATGCCTTCTTCCATTTTTTCTTCGCTCTTTTTAGCTTCGTCCATCTTCTCGTCTTCTTCTTTAGCTTCGTCAATTTCTTCAATTTCTTGAAGTTTGGCAGCTAACATTGATTGGAGTTTTGGAGTGAGAGCTTCTTCAAGAGCGGCTTTTGCGTTGGCTAACGCTGCTTCGCGAACGGCTTTAGCGTCGGCGATAGCCTCTTTGAATAATTCCTTACTCATTTTGTGTTTCTCCTTAAATTTGTTTTCGGAAATAAGCTTATTAGAGAAGCTTAATAGGGGTTAATTGATTACCTAAGCTATCATGGGGATAGAAAATGGATAGCTATTGCTAGGCTATCCATAAATATATGTAGATATTAAAAACCGCGAATCATTTAGCAGAGAGGACAAACTCCTGTTTGGCTGCAAATAATTTCAGTAATTAATTCATTAACTTTACTATAATCTTTAATAGAAGCAAACTGCTTTGATTCAGCAAGTTGCATATATGCTTGAGGTGTTGATGGTACTGATACCAAATCCCAACACAATAATTCAAAATCATCTTGTACCTCAACTGTTTCACCTAATTGTTTAACACTACCCATACCACGAGATGAAATACCAAGTGGAATACCTGATAATACAAGTGCTTTAGCAATGTTACCACTTGGGGTAGGTAACAATTCTAATTTACCCATTAAGTCATTACCATTCCACCATACCTCTGTAATAACATGTGAAGTATTTGCAAGGTTAACAACAGATGCTTCAGGATGGTCTAATTCACCTAAAGCAGTACGTGTTTTAATTGGTCCTTCAGCGTATTTTTGAACTTCACGCTCTAGTACTTCACGTGGATATACACGACCATTACCGTTTTTTTGTTCAGCTTCTTGTAATTTACCTATTAAGGTAGTTAAACCAGCTTTAGCACCTTTACCTTCAACTAAGGTAAGCTTAGCTGCTTGAAATGGTGTGTGATCTATTAATAATGATTTGCTCATATTATTTATTTTCATCTAGTTGGTGACCAGCAGTATCAGTTAAATTATCGCGTCCATCCATTGTTTCATCCATTCCTAAAGCAACATCAGCTGTTACTTCATCATCACTTTCCATTTCAGCTAATACTTCACGAACCATTTCTTTAAGTTTATTTAAATCATATCCACCTAAATTAGTAGATGAAGTAAATACTTTAGGAGCTTTAAATATATAATCTACGTTGATTTCTTCGCCATTATCTAATAAAGCATCTACGTTTTGTAATATAGATCCTGCTTTATAAACTCTGAAATTAGTAATAGTATAAACCTTACCTGCTTTTAATCCTGTAGCTTTAGCAGCATCAGGATCAATCATTACTTTATCTCCTCTTTTAAACCCACCGTATGTTTCAGCAGCTTCTTCTTCTCTTTTTTTTTGCGCGAGGAATGATTGATAATCTTCTTTAACAACCTTCATTTTTTCACCTGTTGGTTCCATTTTTTTAACGCCACGAGATGTTTTAGCTATAAGTGACATTAATGAAATACCTTTAACAGGCTTATTAGTTTCTTTAGAAGCTTTATTAGCAGATGCTTTAGCTTTTTCAACACCTTTAACAGGCTTCATTTGATTAGCCTTATCTACTAATTCAGTTTCGTCTTTTTTCTTAGCGATAGCTTTTTTCTCTTTATTTGGGGTTGCTTTAACATCAACACCAGATAATTTAAGTTGAGTATAGTAGAATGGATTTTCAGCTAAATGATCTAAAGCAATTTTTTTAGCTTTTTCAGCATCTTTTGTATGCTCCATTTCAACTTTAATACCCATTCTTAATTCTTGTGGATGAACACGATCAGCATCTACTTTTTGTTTAGCCTCAGTTATATCGTATTGAGCTTTTACAGCCTCTTCACCAGCCATTTCTTGTTCAATTTTATCAATCATAGCAAGTGTTTCAGCATCATCATCTTCTTCATTTTCAGTCATTCCTTGTCCTGGAATGTCTTTATCAGCATAAACATCTAGATTGGGATCTTCACCGTAGATATCTGCTTTAGGTTTTGGTGATTCTTCTACTTTAGCTTCCCAAAACTCTCCGTCATTGTAATCGGACATAGGAAAATCATCTCTAGGCATTTCATCTTCCATATAATCTTCCTCACCAGATATTGGTTCTGGTTCATAAACTCTAGCAGCAATGGCTGAAGCAGCGCTAAATGATAATCCCATTTCATCTTGTAACATCCCAACAGCAGCATCATAATCACCAGCTGCTATGGCTAATTCCTCAGCAGCAGTGTCAGCAGCATCTCTAGGATCAAAAGCTTCAGTTAAAATACTTTTGCTTTTTAAAATTCTAACAGCATCATTAAATGAAGTTGTATTAGTAATGTACTGAGGCATTGTCATGCGTAAATTACGCATAAAATTAAATTGTGATAATTTGCCTTCTTTTAAATCACGGTATTGATTAGCTATACTTTTCATCTTTTGTTTTATTTAGCGGCCTTGGCCTCTGTATTTTGATACTTTTTTATCTTTAGGTCCACGTGACTTTCTTGCTTTGCCACCTTTTCTTTTACCAAAGGTTATTTTACGGGCTTCTTTAGCACCACCTTTTGCTTTTGCCATTATTATTTATTTTAAGGATATAATAATACTACACCTGAAGAAATAGAGGCACTAGTTACAGTAAGAGGAACATTAACACCAGCTGAAAAAGCAATTGTATTTGTTCCACTTGCTAAAGCAGCTCCATATCCATCTTTTAATCCTGTAAAAGTTCCAGCTGTTAAAGTTGTAAAACCAGCAAATGAACCAGAAATAGAAGCTGATCCACTTATAACAGCTGCATTGAAATTTGAAGGTACGTTTGCCATTATTGATTTAGATTTTTAATTTTATTATTTAAATGATTTACCATTTCAGCTATATTAGCAACAGCATTATTAGTGCGGTTCCAATATTGAATACCATCACCCTCACTTAATTCTTGTTTAATACGTTGAGTATATTCTACAATACGATCAATTTCTTGTAATTTACGTTTTACCTCACGAACAGCTTTATGTAATCTTTCAGCTTTAGTTCTGTAGGTTACTTCGTTTTTAAATTTAGAGTAAGAAATTTCGTTAAGTAACTCTTGCTCAATAATGTCGTTTAATGATTTCATTTTATTTTCTTTTAACTCACCTGTACCTTTAGTAGCTAAACTAGGACCAGTGTAACCACTAGCTGCAGTATAACCACTAGCAGCACTATATTGAGATGCTTTATCGTAGTTACTTTCTTCTTTGTATATTTTAACGCCTTTTTTCTTCTTACCTGTAAGTGTTTTATAATCTCTTACTTTAGAATCTGAAGGCATTGTTGTTTCACCTTTAGTTACTTTCCAACCTTCTTTTTCAGCATATTTTGTAGCTGCATTTTTCTTTTGTCCTTTAGGAGCAACCCAATTAGCAGTCATAATAGGACCAGCACCAACACCAATAGCGCCAGTAGCAGATATCTCTTCTAGCTCCTGTTGTACTAATGATCTTATGTACTCTTTTAAATCCATTATTTTACGGATTTTAATTCTTCAATTAATTGATGAAACTGAAGTAAAGCAATGATATTATCATCCTTTACATTTTGATTTTTATCAAGTGGCTTTAAAAATGTAGCCACCTCATTCAATTTAATTTGAATAGTTTTATCAGACACTATTTTGCTTAATTGTGCAATTTGTGATTTAATAGCAGTAAAGCTTTCATTTACAAATTCACGTAATTTAACAGTATTAGAAATATTGTTGATGTATTCTTTCAACACAGCTTTTTGTGCTGGAGACATATCACCGTATTTTTCGTTGAATTTTTCAAGCAACATTTTATAGGCTAGAATACGAGTACCCTTATCCATTTTAGCATATTCTTCTAACACGCGATCTTTAACATCTTCTTTTTTAACCTCTTTGCGTGTAATATGCTCAAGCAATGTTACTTTATTTTCAATAACTTGAGATGGCTCAACAAACTCTAATGAGTTGTGAGCCTCAATTAAATTATATGCAGCAGCATATTGTGAATAGTTGTTGATCTTAGATTTAAAAAATTCTTCTAAATCATAAGATTCACGAATATCCTTGATTAAATTATATTTTTCTTTACGTAACGCAGAACGATTTAAACGAGAAGATATTTCAAGCGTTGCATTAATTAATGATTCAGCTTTACCTTCAGTCAATGCTTTAGTACTAACTAATGCTTGATATAGTTTGTGTTCTTTAGTTAATTCGGATTTGGAAAAATATTTCTTAACTAACCCGATAGCAGCAGAATCAACACCAGAAATGGTGTCGCTTGCTATCTGGCGTACCAGCAATTCAAATAATATACCGGTATTTTTAAATTTACTATGTTTAATTTTCATATTAAATAGTATGCACTACCTATAAATATGTAGATATTATATGCCCTTAATATTTTTTTCGTCTAATAATGTAGATTCCTGCTCAAATATGTTTTGCTTATTATCCATATCGGCACGCATACCTTTAAGCATATCTTTATAGCGTAAAGATTCAGCTAAGGCTAATGGAGATCCACCTTTAGGTGTACCACTTCCTTCATCAGGTATATTAGCAGTATAGATAGTATTTTCAGCACTACCTAATGGATCTTTACCTAATGCTCTTTGTTGTGTACCAACAATAGATGCTTTTTCTTTAGGACGGCCTACAGGATTCTTTTCATCATATCCAGGAGGAATAGCACCAGTCTCACCATTACCCATTCTGCCTTTACCATATAACGAAGCAAGGTCATGTGGTGTACCATAGGATTTACCTGATTTAGCTGGGTCATTACCCTCGTTTTCAACTTGTGATAAGCGGAATGTACGTTTCATATCCTCTAATACTAAATCACGGTATTCATCGTATTGATCCTCACTGAATTGGAATACATGGTGGTAAATCCAATCTGAAGGTAATAATTTGGTATCTTGGATATTTTTAGCTAAATCTATTTTTTCTTTCCACAATGCTACTTTCTCTTGTTCGTAGATAATTGATGGAACTGTTAATGCTAATTCAAAATTATTTAATGAAGCACCATCGTATCCTTGAGTATACAAGTGTACTAAAGCAATCTTATACAACTCAGATAATACAATGCGTTGGATACGCTCAACTGTACGAGCGAAGCGAATATCTTCAGCAGCTAATGTAGCTTTACCAGTTAAGTCTTTTTCAAATCCGAAGAATGCTTTAGGTACTTTAAGGGCAGCTAACATTTCATCACGTAAGAAGTTTACGTCTTCAATAGCGTTATACTCAAGACCTTTTAACGTATCAATCTTAGTATTGCTATTAGCGCCACGTTGTGGAATATAGAAGTCCTCCATTAAGTTCATCATGTTGTAGCGGAGGTTATATTCACCAGTGTTCTTATCAATGAATGGAACTTTCTGCATTCTTTGCTTTAACTTCTCCATGTATCCATCTACTTCATTTGGAGGTAAGTTTCCAATGTCAACATAGAAGATACGTTTTTCTGGGGCACGGGTAACACGATGTAGTAACATCGCGTCTTTCATCAAAATATATTGCTTGTAAGTTTTGCGAGCAGGCTCAATATATGAGCGTCCATAAGGTAAGTAGTTAGCATCAGTTAATAGTCTAAAATGCGCTACTTCATAGTTTTCAAACTTGATCTTACCATCTCTATCTTTAACACGGCTATTGATACCACCAGCAGCAATTACCATTGGATCAATCTTAAAGCATACATAAGATGGGTTAGCAGGATCTAATCCTTCTTCACGAACCATATCGTACACTGAAAGTGGTATAGCACCGTAGATACCAAATTTTTCAGCAATTTGTAAGTACAAGTAAAAATCACCATACTTACACATGTTACGGATCCACAACCATAAGTTAAATTCGATGTTTAAAACATCGTAGAATAAGTTATATAGGATACGTTGCAAATTTTCATCTGGTGATTTAATTTGTAACACCTCTCCATTTTCATTTTTTAATGTAGATTCATCTGAAACAATATCAAGAGCAGAGGCAATGATTGATTCTGTATCCATTGCTTCATAGTCAGTATATAACTGAATACGCAATGTTTGATAGTTCATTGTTGGGTTGTATGGCATATTAGCGCCATAACGATGCAACTTAGTGAATCTATCAATTAATGCATTTGTTTTTATATTGCCGTAAGCCTGAATTCTGTCAACGTCTATTGTTCTTAATTGATTGTTACCTACATTTCTAATAATAACATCTGTAGAAAAGAGGCGTCTTAACCTATCAAATAAGCCTGTACTTTGTTCAGCCATTTTGTAATTTTATTATATCAATAAATATTTATAATTTAAAGCACCCATCTAAAATCTTCAAAACCGTACGGGGTTTCGGCTATATATGGATTTGATGCACCGTTTGGTAGTGATGGTGGAAGCATTGCTGGATTTTGAGCATTAGATATATTATTAATAGATAATCGGGTTAAATCCATACCTTGTTGAGCGAACTTAACACCAGTATCTCTAGTAAATAATCCAATACCTAAAGCCATAACTAAGTCATCATTATAACCTGTTTGGGCTTGTGCTTTACCATTATTCCAAATAAATACACGCAACTCCTCTAACAATCTTTTAGATCGAAAGATGAATGCTCTATCTCGAATATACGCCTCCATCTTGGAGACAACAAGTGGTCTTGTCTTTACTGATGTAGTAAATCCAGGAACTGTTTGATCACTTCCCATCTTAGCCATCCATTTATCCATTTGCATTTCACCATAAGCACGAGGTGAATAATACATATTTTGATACCCTTTTTCAATTATCGTATTAACGACGTCCCAACCCACGTTTGCATTTTCAACCACAAGTAAAGCATTATTATATTCACTAGCAACAGAAACAAGCATATTACCATAGGAACGAGTATCGATTTGTGATTTATACTCAGCCACTTGCTCACACGAGTCCACATCAATAACGTGAAACGCAGAGTAGTCTGAACCATCACCGCGAGCAACGTCAGCGCTAATAATATAATTCCTAGTATAGTCAGGATACTGAAATATCCAAAAGTCGCCACCCATAAAGCGGCGCTCGACAGGTTCCTGGATGTACGTTTGTTCATAAAATGATAGATTATCAGGTTCAATTACTGAGTTACCAGAACCAAGGAAGTCACAATCATACTCTTGAGCAAATTCACGTGGTGACATGTTAGCACGCTCACGTAGCTCCCAAGCCTCATCTCTATCAGGATGTAAATTCCATTTTAGCTCAATTGGATAAAAGTCGTTTTTACCAATTTGAGCCTCAGCATATGTTTTATGAAACCAGTTACCAATACCATTTGGAGAGGATAATGCTATAATTCCTCCTCCCGTTGCAATGGTTGGTTTAATACTCGTATAAATTTTATCAATACCTTCAATAAACGCAGCCTCATCTATTAGTAGTAAAGATACGGCGTAGGATCGACCTGCATCTGAGGCAGCTGATGTAGCTACAATTCTGGAGTTATTAGCTAACTGGAAGGATAATTTATTATTTGATATTGGTTTTTGATTACCCTTAAGCCATGAAGGTAAGTTTTCATACATGAATTGTACCTTCTCAACCATCCCACGAGCGGTTTCTTGTTTAGTAGCTATACACAATACAGTTTTATCTTTATTAAACAACATTGTCCACAAAGAATAACCTGCTACTAATGTGGAGATACCTAACTGGCGAGATTTATTTACAATTGAAAATCGATTATTTCTAAAATCAGTTAGTGTAGCCTCCTGAAACGGATAAAGATGAAATAGTGTTCTACCTTTAACTGGGTGGGTAATATAACAATATTTTCTAAAGAAATGTACAGGATCCATTGCACATTTAATATACTCCTGTTTTATTATTTCTTTAATATCAGCCTGTTGCGACATATTTAACGCTGTTGGTTATATATATAAATATATTAAAAGAGGCCCAACCACTATGGTTGAGCCTCAGTGCATGGGATTGCAAGGATCTTATTTAACTAATAAGCCAACTACTACACCAGCGGCTATTCCAACGCCAGCGCCCTTAAACTTATTCCAAAATGCTTTATTTTTGGCTGTTTTAAGGTCTTTTTTAAGTAATTCACTTACTTGTTGTGATAATTCAAATTGTTTTGATTTTAAAGCAATTGCTGAATCGGCTTGTACTAATGCTGCTTTAGAAAACATAAGTGAGCTTTCTAATGATTTAACTTGAACACCTAATGTATTATTTAAATTTTCAGCAGTAGCTAATTCACCTACTAAATGATCTTTTTCAACTAATTCAACTATAATTTCGTTACCAACGTTTTTATCAAGTTCTAAACCAACATCTGATTTAGTTACATTAGCATAGCGATTAATAAAGAAAGTATCAATAATATCTTTAGGTAAGTTGCGAAGAGTAGCTAATGCTTCTTCTTTTGCTTTGCGTTCTTTAGCGGCTTTAGCTTTAAAAGCATCAGCCTCATCTCCAGCTTGTTCAGCTAAAAGCTCATAAGCAATAGATGAATCTCTAAAACGCTCTTTTTCGTTAAAAGCTTCTTCAAACTGATCTTGTACTACAGCAATTTCTTTTTCTAATTCTTTAATTTCTGCCTTATGATAGCTGTTTGAAAAACTACCATAAATGAAAAATCCCAAAAGTAGCAATATAGCTAACCATAAGGTTTTTCTGTTTTCTTTAGCGAAATTTTTAACTTGGCTCATACTTTATTATTTATTTTGTTTCTGAAGTTCTTTACTTAAATCACTAATAGGAACTGGTGTTCCTACAG